TCTGAGTCTCGAAGACCTGTAATGGTGTAGATCGCGTAGCGATATAGGCAGCAACACGTTGTTGTATTTTAGTCAACTCGGGTTTCCGACTTGTCTTTAAACCAACGCCACCAAGTGACTTTGGAACAAACCAGTTCCGACCAAAGGATCCTTCAACCAGACGATCTTGATTACGGCGTAAAAATAGCCATTCAAGATACTCGTGATTTACTACTTCAAATCCGGTGATATATTCACCAGTAGTAAAACCCTCGTATAAACGTCTTTGTATCGACTCAGCAGAATTGCAAAATGCAATTGAGTCGCTTTGGATCCGGTCAGCCTCACCCTTGTTGGAGACAATAGGGTTCGATGCATAGAGTAATCCGGCATTTAGAAAGGGAGTTGATTTAACTTCCCAGTCGTTACGCTCGAATAACATCGAATTGATGGTGAAGAAGTCGCGAGAAACATAGTTCTTGCCAAGTGAGGGTATCAATCCCACTTTTCTGACTTCGACATACCACATGTCTACAAAATCCTGGGGCGCTTTAAACAGAATATCATCACCATTAATCATAAGGTAATGTTTCTGAACGCACTGATCTAATGTCATATAAACTCCCCAATATAGGCGAGCGACATGTAGAAAAACAGCGGCGTTAATTAAGCACAAGATAACAAATGAGAGAATTGAACCCATCAATTGACCGTTGACTTGATCAACGTCGTTGGGTATCCTCTCAGATGCTTTCTTATAACCAGGCTCGTTTTTGTAGCCCTTTATCGTCTCACTATACTCTAAATGTTGGCCCGTAAGGGTTGCAAGAAGCACTTTCCGTGCTGGATGCAACATAGGCAACTGATCTAGGATCATCTCCAGAGACGCGATTGATGCGTCCGAATTCAATCGATCAGTTGCCCCTTCGTAATCGCCGGAGACCACGACCCAATAGGGTTCAAGGTCCGCGAATTTAGCCACATCATCAATCACAATAGGACGACCAATGGGGAATCCCCATTTGGTCTTGCGAATAACTGAATGGATAAGCTTTTGCATAGGCTTACCATAATAATTCAGTAACGCGTCCGACTTTGTGATGATGCGAGTCTTAAAAGGCTCGGGTATAGCAACAACTTTTGCTTTGAAGGTACACCTGACGATGTCGTTGAAATCTTCCGAATTAATTCGGTCGAAAAGTCTGTTCTCTATCACTGAGAAACATTCATCAACATCGCCGGTCGCGAGAGGGATACTAAGAGTAGTATC